GAGCAACGCAAAGCAATTATTGGTCGCATTGCTACTCGTCTAGCACCTCGTGTTCGTAAAATTGAGAAAGCAAGATTGTCTCATTCAAAATATACTCAAGGTAAACAACCAAGTGTATTCTAAGGAAACATAATGATCTCATTTCAACAATATTTAACTACGATTTGCGAAACTGCTGATGCAGGATTAGCAGCAAAAGCCAGCAAGTCTGGTATCTCAATTGGTACTCTGCGCAAGGTATATCGTCGTGGTGTAGCTGCATGGAATTCTGGTCATCGTCCAGGAACTACTCCACAACAATGGGGTATGGCTCGTGTAAACTCTTACATCGGTAAAGGTAAGGGAACATATGGTGGAGCAGATAAAGATCTACACGAAGAAGAATTACAAGAAAAGAAATTACCTGAAGTACCAAAAGATAAAGAGTCTGGTTTACCAAAGAAATATGTTGCTGGTCTTTCTACGTCAACTGCCAAAGCACGTGCTGCACATTTTGATAAGATGGATAAGAAAAGTGACAGTGATCCATCAGCATATGAACCAGCACCTGGAGATGCAAACGCTAAAACTAAACCAAGTAAACATACACTAAAGTATCGTGCTATGTTTGGCGAAGATATGGAAGAAGAGATCTACGAAGCATGCTGGGATACGCACAAGCAAGTTGGTATGAAAAAGAAAGGCAACCGTATGGTTCCTGATTGCGTACCAAAGAATGAAGAAGTCGAAGCACAGTTTGATGTTATCGAAGAGATGGTAATGGCAATGGCAGAAGAGTATAGCATGGATCCTGAACTTGTTTGGGAAAAGTTTGAAGCAGTAGATGATGTTACCCTTTACGAAGCTGCAGTTGATGCCAAAGGACACAAAAGTTCTACTGGTGGTCTAACTCAAAAAGGTCGTGACGCATACAATGCTAAAGGTGCAAATCTACAAGCACCAGTAACAACTCCACCATCAAAACTAAAAGCTGGTAGTAAAGCTGCCAATCGTCGTAAGAGTTTCTGCGCACGTATGGGTGGCATGGAAGGCGCAATGAAGAAACCAAATGGTGAACCAACACGTAAAGCGTTGGCTCTGCGTAAATGGAACTGTTAATAAAACTAAATAAGAAATAACTGGAGAAGAAACATGCAATTTAAATCATTTATGGAAGCGTTGAAGGGTAAGCAACATAAGATCGACAAGAATAAGAATGGTCAAATCGATGATCATGACTTTAAACTTCTACGTAAAGAAGAAACAGAAGAGTTAGAAGAAGCATTAGATCCTTCTGAGATTGCTGGTAATCCCAAAATGTATGATGCTGCTACTGTTAAAAAAGCATACTATCATAATAAAACAACTCCAGAAGATAAGAAAACTTTAGAGCGTCATTTAGATCGTCACCATGGTATGCGTGATTGGCGTAAGTTAGAAGAAGCCACTGTTAAAACACAGAAGTATTCATGGGGAACTATGAAGACTGTTCATCATGGTTCTGATTTCTCTATTCCTCTGCACCCAGAACACCATGAAGCTATTGCTAATTTAAAAGACCAGCAAGAACATAAGTTTAAAGATGAGACAGGTCGTCACTGGACAGCAAAGAAGTCTGGTGAAGATGTTCATTTCCAAAGTGCTAATAATGGACCAAAAACTACAGTTAAACATAATGATTTAAAAGAATCTGACGATCGTATGGCTCGTGCAGACTATAAAACTAGTCCATCTGGTCGTAAGTCTCATAAAGAAATCGTGTTTAATTCTGGAGAAGAAACAGAAAAGAAAGATAAGATGAAAGTAGATGAATCAAAGAAAGAAGATCCTCCATTTGATGGTCCATATACAAAGACTGCACCTGTTAAAAACTCAGATGGTACTATGCAATCACCAATGAGTCGTGCACGTGAACTTGCTAAAAAGGCTATTGCTGCTTCAAATAAAAAAACAAACGAAGAAGTTGAATCTATTGATGAGTTATCAACGAATACATTAAATTCTTATAAAGACAAAGTTTATAAAGATTACAGAGATGGTAAACCAGGAAATAGTTCGATGAATAGAATAACTGGTGTTAGAAAAGCAAATAAAAGAATTTTAAACAGAGAATCTAAAGACGAACAAGAGTATGGTTACGAAGGTGACATGGCTATGAATCAATTGTCAACACTAATTCGTTGTGCTGAAATGATTAAAGAAACACTAAAGCCAGATACTGATCTTCCAGAGTGGGTTCAATCTAAGATTACTCTTGCCTCTGATTACATTGTAACTGCTGCTGATTATCTACACTCTGAATTAGAAGAACAAGCACCAGTTGCTCCAGTTCCAGATCGTAAGTATATCAAAGGTACTCCAGAGAATAAAGCGTTGAAAGCATCACGCAAACCAATCAATGGTATGCCAACGAATAAGATGCAAGAAGAAGTTGAACAGATTGACGAACTGTCAAAGAGCACTCTTGGTTCTTACGCTAAGAAAGCATCCCGTGATGCTGTAATTACTCGTAAAATTGGCGCAGACTTTGAACGCAAGGCAGATGCAGCAAGAAGTCCAGGTATGCAAGCTGCCAACACCGAACTATCCAGCAGATACAAACAAAAATCTTTTAAACGTAGAGATGGTCTTGAAAAAGCAGTTGATCGTTTGACCAAAGAAGAAGTCGAACAGATTGACGAAGCCAATCATCGTGAATTTGCTTCTCAAGGATTGATGCACCCAGACATGGCAAAGCATATGAAGACTGGACAAGAGATGGACTTCTACCACTCTAAGACTGGTGATAAAATTTCTGGTGTTGTTAAGCACAATACTAATGGTGAAGTTCATATCAAAGCAAACAAAGATGGTAAACTAGGTGCTGGTGAAGTACATAAGTTTAAAGTATCTTCTAATCTAAAAGAATTTAAAACACTTTCTTATAGTGATTTTATTTCTAATCTACTAGAGTACACTCCAGGTCCAGGTGGAGTCACTCAAGTTAAAGGTCGTTCTTATGGAGCAAGTTATGTTGATCCAGAAGGAGAAGATGATTATGATGATAAGAAACCAGTAAAGGTTACGCCTGAAAAGCGTGGGCGTGGTCGTCCAGCTGGAGCACAATCTGGTGCTCGTAAGAATTTTGGTAATTCTAAACTACATACAAAATAAATTAAAGTTTAATTCAAGGAGAATAAAATGGCACTATGGACAAATACAGATGGCGCTGCAGGTAAACCAAAATACCTTTCAGACGCTGACAAAGCAAAAACATTCGGTATGGATACTACTGAAATCACAGCAGGTGGCGATAACGTAACTTCAGTTGCAGTTGCTGCTGGCGGTGCACGTTATCTAGAAGCACCTGCAGTTACCTTCTCGGGTGGCGCAGGATCTTCTGCTGCAGCTACTGCTACTATCGCTGGTGGTGCAGTTACTGCAGTTACTGTTACAAACGTGGGTTCTGCATATACTTCAGCACCGACTGTTGCGATCGCAATCCCAAGACGCACTATTCCTTTAGCATCAATCGATACTGCTACTGACACTATCGCTTATACAGCGCATGGTCTAAATACTGGTGATGCTGTTAAGTACTTCCATGGTGGTGGCACTGCTGCAACTGGTCTAACAAATAACACAACATATTATGTTACTGTTTCTGGTCTAACTGCCAATGCGTTTAAAGTTTCTGCTACTGATGCTGGATCAACTGTTGACATTACTGGTCAAGGTAACGATGCTCAATACTTTGAACTTGCTACTGCAGTAGCAACGATCCAAGCAACTGCTACTGCTTCTAAAGGTTTTGGTGCTACTGGTATTGCTGCTACTCACGCTGGTTGGGTTCTTCGTACTGTTGGTACTGGCGGTCGTGCTGGTCGTATTACTACTGAAACATTAGTTGCCATGGGTTCTATTGGTTCTGACGCATCTGACGATACAGTCCTTCCTGACGCATAATAAATACATAATGTAAAGAAGGAGAGTTGGTCTCCTTCTACTTTTTGAAGATAATATGGTTAGTGAAAAACTAAATGAAGACAACTTTCTTGTATACGCAATGCATCACTACGATAATCCGCAGTGCCATAGTCTACAAGAATTTGAAGAAGACATAAAGAAGTTTTTATATCTTAAGAAGTTGTTCTCAAGGTATAAAAATAATGGTGAACTTAAAGAAAGATTGATTCTTAATCACATTATTGTGCTGTACAATATATTTGGAGATTCAGCAACTAAAATGTTGTTTCATAAAATAGAAAAATCATGTTGGGATTCTTTGATAACATTTTTAGTATATCTTGAAAGAATGCCTGAATCTTTACCAGAATTTAATATTATTTTATCTGACATTGTTTTGGATGAAGTGATTATTGCAACACTAAGGAAGATCTAATGAGTCGCATTATAGATAATTTGCTTGCATATAAAATTCTTTCAATGTTAGTCACTAACTTTGAAGATACAAAAGCATACAAATTAGGTATCATTGATAAAGATGGTAAAAATCTAAAGAAAGTTAGCACTCTTAAAAGTTCTGAAGAGAAGGATGCTTACACATTTTTAACTCGCTTAGTGTTTAACATGAAAAAAATCATCAATAAAATTGGTGGTGAGAATAAACTTAAATCTTTAATTGCAGCATTGTTTTTGGTTAAAGAACAATACCAATCTGGTAATCGTTCAACTGCATTAATGGAAGATAAATTTGAAAAGATCACAAAGTTATTGGATAATAACTGTTCTCTTGTTGAAGAAGAAATTTTAGTTAAAAGATTTCTTAATGAAGAAGCACCAGCAAATTCAACTGGTGCTGCAGTTTCTACAGATGAACCTAAGATTGGTACTAAAGAAATCAAAAAATATAAAATGTCAATGGTTCGTCGTCCGAAACCAGAGGTAGTTTAATAATGTGGATGTTAGCGTTTCTTCCTGATGCACTTTTAGCATGGATAATTAATACTATCCTTATTACTGGCATTGTTGGATTTGTAGCATCTCTTTTCTTTGATTATGTAGTTCGTTGGCTTCCAGTCGTTGCACCTTATCACTTACTAATAAAAGTGGTAAGCGTTGTGCTCATGGTTATAGGTGTTTACCTCAAAGGTGGATACTCTGTTGAAATGGAATGGAGAGAAAAGGTTGCTGAACTTGAAGCCAAAATCGCAATCTCTGAGCAACAGTCTAAAGAAGTGACTGAAAAGATTGTCACTGTCTACAAAGACAAAGTTAAAGTTGTTAAAGAAACACAAATTGTAATACAAGAAAAAATTAAAGAAGTAGAAATTAAAGTTGATTCTGAATGTAAACTTGCACCAGAAGCAATTAATATACTAAATGAAGCAGCAATTCCAGGCGGAGTAAAAAGATGAAAACCTTTTTACCAATTGCTCTAACAATATTAATATTAGCTGGTTGCAGTTCGACACCAGTTAAAAGAAATTTTCCATCAGTTCCAGCTGAACTTATGGAGATGTGTCCTGACTTGAAGAAAACTGAACCTACTGAAAAGTTAAGTGAAGTGTTGAAAGTCGTAGTGGACAATTACGGTCAATACCATGAATGCAAAATTAAGGTTAGTACTTGGATTGAATGGTACAATGCACAAAAAAATATTTTTGAGAGTGTAAAATAATGGACACAGAAAGACTAGCCAAATTGGAAGCACAAGTAGAAACCATAAAAGAGGATGTAAAAGAGTTGAAATCTGATCTCAAAGAGGTACACTCTCGTATCACTACATCCAATAGAGAAATCGTTGACAAGATTGACGATATGCAAACACGCATCGAACATAAGATGCAAGCCAATGCACAAATCTCTCAAGACCAACATGCTGACATTAAAAAAGATGTTGTTCAAGATTTAGAGAAAATGAACGGCAGAGTTGCAGCACTTGAACAGTGGAAGTGGTATGTAATTGGCGGTGCAGGAACTGTAGGTTTTATTATTGGTCATTTAGCTGAAATTGCAAAGTTTTTAAAATAAAACTTGCTTTGTAATGATAAGTAGGGTATAATGTACTCTACTAGTGGAGATTTGTGATGTTATACATTGATGCAAAGTACGCCCAAATACTGGGTGGTCGCTTGCGCAACTTCAAACAAAAGAAAGATTATCTCTGGAACTATTCGTGTCCAGTTTGTGGGGATAGCACATCCAATAAATTAAAAGCACGTGGTTATATCTATCGTGCAAAGGCAGATCTATTTGTAAAATGTCACAACTGTGGTTACGGTACTAACATAGGTAATCTTATTAAGTATGTTGATACAAAATTGTATGATGAGTATGTGCTTGAAAGATACAAGTCTGGTGCAACAAGATATAATGATCACAAAGACATTGCTGACACACAAGTAATTTTTGAGACAGAATCAGAAGATCTTCTTGAAGATGATATTCTGTCATCTCTCTTAAGATTAGACAAACTACCGCTGACACATCCTGCTGTTCAGTATGTAGTTAAAAGAAAGATTCCAAAGGATAAATGGAGTCTGTTGTACTTTGCTCCAAAATTTAAAGCATACACTAATTCAGTGATTGCTAAATTCCAAGAGCCAATACAAGACGACCATCCAAGGATGATTATTCCATTCTTTACTAATGCTGGTAAGTGTTTTGCATATCAAGCTAGAGCGTATGGAAATGAAGAGCCTAAGTATTATACCATCAAGGTGGATGAGACTCAGGAAAAAATTTATGGACTTGAAAGGATTGATTATGCTAAAAGGATACTTGTGGTCGAAGGACCAATTGACTCGCTTTTTCTACCAAACGCAGTGGCTGTTTCAGGAGCAAGTTTTGATACCCCTACTATTCGGAGTATTCTTGCTAATGCCACTATTGTAATGGACAATGAGCCAAGAAATAAAGATATTGTCAAACAGTTAGAAAAGTATATCAATTTAGGTTATTCTGTCTGTATGTTCCCAGAACATATTCAACAGAAAGATGTGAATGAAATGATTTTACATGGCGGAATGACTGCCGATGAAATCGCTGAAGTCATAAATACCAATACCTTCGCAGGTATAGAAGCAAAGTTGAAATTTAGTACATGGAAGAAAATATGAATGTTAGAATGATAAGTTATAGTAAACCTTCGGAAGAAATGTATAAAGAAGGTTTAGTAGATGTACAAGAGTTAGTTGCCTTTTGTGCTAGAGTGAGTAATCCCAGCAACCAGTTCAACACAGATACATCAGAGAAGTTAATTAAGTATTTAATTAAACATCAACACTGGTCACCACTAGAAATGGTCAGTGCTTGTTTAGAAATTGAAACAACTCGTGACATAGCAAGACAAATCTTGCGTCATCGTTCTTTCTCGTTCCAAGAATTTAGCCAGCGATATGCTGATCCAACAAAAGACTTATCTTTCGTTCTTAGGGAAGCCCGACTCCAAGATACGAATAATCGTCAAAATAGTATTGTGACTGACAACTTAGCATTACAAGCATGGTGGGAAGAGAGACAAAAGCGAGTGATTGAAGAATGTAAAAATGCTTATGAGTGGGCAATCGTAAATGGGATTGCAAAAGAACAAGCAAGAGCAGTACTGCCAGAAGGACTGACTGTTTCTCGTCTTTATATGAATGGTACATTGCGTAGCTGGATTCACTTTATTGAACTCCGATCTGCAGATGGTACACAAAAAGAACACCAAGAAGTCGCACGACACTGCGCAAAGGTTATTGCTGAGGTATTCCCTCTAGCAAATGAATTAATAAAACTATAAGAATATTGGGGCAAGAAATATGAATGACATTGTGCATGGCATAACGGTAGACTATACACGTGATAAATTGTTTGATGAGTTGGGTAGAATTAGATTAAAAGAATCTTACATGAAGGATGAAGAGGTTTCACCTCAAGAAAGGTTTGCATATGTTTCATCGACTTTCGGAAGCACTCCAGAACATGCACAGCGACTATATGAATACTCCAGTCTTCATTGGTTGTCTTATTCTACTCCCATTCTTTCTTTTGGTCGCAGTAAGCGTGGTCTGCCTATATCATGTTTTCTTAACTTCATTGAAGATACTGCTGAGGGTCTAGTTGATAATCTATCTGAAACAAATTGGCTTTCAATGTTGGGCGGTGGTGTCGGCATTGGCTTTGGCATTCGTTCAGCGGATGATAAATCTACTGGAGTCATGCCCCACCTTAAAATGTATGATGCCTCATCTCTTGCTTATCGTCAAGGTCGTACTCGCAGGGGTAGCTACGCTGCTTATCTGGACATTAGCCATCCTGATATTATATCTTTTCTTGAGATGAGAAAACCAACAGGCGACCAGAATATGCGTTGTCTGAACATGCACCATGGAATTAATATCCCAGATGCATTTATGGAAATTATTGAGCAGTCTATGCTTGATCCAAACTTTGATGACTCATGGAAATTAGTTGATCCAGCTTCTAACGAAGTTCGTGAAACAGTATCAGCCAAAGAATTGTGGCAACGTATTCTTGAGATGCGTATGATGACAGGCGAACCATACTTGCACTTTATCGATGAATCAAATCGTAAAATGCCACAGCACTTGAAAGATCTTGGATTAAAGATTAATCAGTCAAACCTTTGTTCAGAAATTATTCTACCAACTAACGAAGAGCGTACTGCTGTTTGTTGTTTATCATCTGTAAATTTGGAGTATTATGATGAATGGAAATCTGATCCTTTGTTCCTTGCTGATATTGCTGAAATGTTGGATAATGTTCTGGAGTATTTCATTCTTAATGCTCCTGACACCATTAAGCGTGCAAGGTATTCTGCCATACGTGAGCGCAGCATTGGGATCGGTGCTTTGGGTTGGCATGCTTATCTACAACGAACTAATCTGCCATGGGAATCAGCTATGGCAGTCGGAAGAAACAAACAAATCTTTGCGCACATAAGAGGAAAACTAGATGATGCTAATAAAAAACTTGGATTGGAACGTGGTGAAGCGTTGGATGCTGTGGGTACTGGGAATAGGTTTAGTCATCTCATGGCTATTGCTCCTAATGCTAGTTCTTCCATTCTTATGGGTAATACTTCTCCTAGCATTGAACCTTATCGTGCTAATGCTTATCGTCAAGACACTTTATCAGGATCCCACTTAAATAAGAACAGGTGGCTCGATGCGATTATTCAAAAACAAGCAGTCAATCATAAAGAAGGTTGGTCAGACGAAGTATGGTCTAGCATCATTGCGAATGATGGTAGTGTTCAGCACTTGGATTGGTTGGGAGACTGGGAGAAAGATGTCTTCAAAACTTCTATGGAAATTGACCAGCGTTGGGTCATTCAACACGCTGCCGACAGGCAACAATATATCGACCAAGCACAATCGTTAAATGTATTCTTTAGACCAGATAGTCACATCAAGTATATTCATGCGGTTCACTTCCAAGCATGGAAGTCTGGATTAAAAACTATGTACTACTGCCGTAGTGATAAGATTGCTAAAGCAGATAAAGTATCAAAACGAATTGAACGAGAAATTATTAAAGAAATTAACTTGACAGCATTAACTACTGATGATGGTGCGTGTATGGCATGTGAGGGATAAATGTTTAGTGTTTATAAAAATATTCTACCAGAAGATGATTTCTTAATTGAATATGAAATGATAAGAGATAGTTCTTGGACATTTAATAACATTAGTTCTAAATCAGAAAACGCCATAACATTTTGGTATAAAAACTTAATAGAAAAACCATACTACTCAGAATTTTTATTTAAACGAATACAAAAATTAACCAATAAAACATTTGAATTAATATCAGTTAATGCAAATGGGCAATCATATGGTCAATGTGGAGATTTTCATAGAGATGCACTACAAGATGATTGCTATACATTTTTGATTTATATGAATCCAATTTGGCAACCAAACTGGGAAGGTTTTACTATCTTCCAAGAAAATGATGAAATTCAATCATATCTTCCTGTACCTAACAGTGGAGTATTATTTAAAAGTAACATGCTACATTATGGTAGCGACCCATCAATCCATTGCAAACAATTACGAATAAGTGTTGCATTTAAACTAAAAGAGATAAACAATGTCTAAAATACATAGCAGAATGACAGATGAAAGAAATTACTTCAAACCATTTAATTATCCATGGGCATATGATGCATGGTTAAAGCACGAGCAATCACATTGGTTACATACAGAAGTACCAATGGCTGAAGATGTAAAGGATTGGAAAAAGAAACTAACACAACCCGAAAAAGATTTCTTAACAAACATCTTTCGTTTCTTTACACAAGGTGACATTGATGTCGCTGGTGGATATGTGAAGAACTATCTTCCATACTTTCCACAACCAGAAATTCGTATGATGTTGTCTGGATTTGCAGCACGTGAAGCACTACATATTGCTGCGTATAGCCATCTGATTGAAACCTTGGGTCTACCCGAAGTTACATATTCCCAGTTTATGGAATACCAAGAGATGAAAGACAAGCACGATTATGTTGCTGACATCTCATCACGTAATGGTACTATTGCTTCAACTGCTGAACACATTGCTGTGTTTTCTGCATTCACCGAAGGTATGCAGTTATTCTCTTCATTCATCATGCTTTTGAATATGCCACGCCATGGTATGATGAAAGGTATGGGACAGATCGTTACATGGAGTATTGTTGACGAAACCATGCATGCTGAGTCAATGATTAAGTTATTCCGTGAATATATAAAAGAGAATCCACAAATCTGGAATGATGAACTCAAGGGTAAAATCTACACTATTGCAGAACGCATGGTAGAACTTGAAGACAAGTTTATCGATATCTCTTTTGCTGGCGCAGAGATGCGTGATCTATCCGCTGAAGACGTAAAGAAGTATATTCGTTATATCGCAGATCGTCGCCTAATCTCTCTTGGTATGAAAGGTGTATTCAAAGTTAAAAAGAATCCACTGCCATGGGTTGAAGAAATGATTAATGCACCAGTACACGGCAACTTCTTTGAGAATCGTGTAACTGATTATGCAAAAGGCACTTTATCTGGTGACTGGGGTGATGTTTGGGGTAAGGCAGCATAATGTCACATATCGTAGCGAACTTACCACCTATTAAGTGTTTTGTACGCAGAGAGTTTCTCTATGACTTTGAGAAAGGTCACGGAGAACTTGAACCTTGTTGGTGGGTTAGCATTAAGTCTTTACGAGGACAAGCGTTTCGTATTGAATCGTATCTAAATAATTACGGTGCTTTATATGATAAACTACCACTACATGCTTACTGCTGGAAACCAATTGAAGGTGAACCACTACCCCTAGATTATCTTCAGTTGTGGGATTGTCTTTCTTATGATATCACAGTGATTAAAAAAGCACAACTACAGTCAATGCGTTGTAAGTTTAAATTGAAGAACGGAGATTGGCAGTATGGTGTTTATCTTTTTACAGTTGATTCTGCTCATCCTGATTTTAACATTCTTGATACAGGGTTTTCTGAAGATCCAGAAGACCACAAGTCTTATAATTTCATTCAGTGTGATAATGGGCAGTTTGCTGCTCAGCCAAATAATCGTTTAATTATATTAGAACCAAGCAGCAATCCAAAAGAACTAAAACATCCAGATTTTAAAGTTGCCACTGTCAAATGGTCTGTAGAGTCAGATTCTAAGTGGGCACTGGGCGATACTAAAACAGTCATGTACGAGGAGTAATATGGCATATTCAAATAAAGTTATTGACCACTATGAAAACCCACGTAATGTTGGTTCTCTGGATAAAGACGATCCATCAGTTGGAACTGGCATGGTTGGTGCACCAGCATGTGGTGATGTGATGAAGTTACAGATTAAAGTTGAAGATGGAATTATTACAGATGCAAAATTTAAAACATACGGATGTGGATCTGCAATTGCAAGTTCCTCTCTTGTTACCGAGTGGGTTAAGGGCAAGACATTGGAGCAAGCAGCAGTTATTAAAAATTCAGACATTGCTCAAGAACTCGCATTGCCACCAGTCAAAATCCATTGTAGCATCCTTGCTGAAGATGCCATAAAAGCAGCAATAAACGACTATCAACTAAAATGTGAGTGCATATGATTACTCTAACAGAAAACGCAAAAATACAACTTACTGAGATTCTTTTAGATGAACCCTCTATGAAATATGTAAGAGCATTTATTACTGGCGGAGGATGTTCTGGTTTTAACTATGGATTTACGCTTGAAGCTGACAAAGAAGAAGATGACTTTGTTATTGATAATCTCGTAGTTGATGCTATGAGTATGCAATATTTTGATACGGCAACAATTGATTTCACTAGTGACAAACTAAAAGGTTCACAGTTTGTTATCTCTAATCCTAATGCAAAATCCACTTGTGGATGCGGAAGTTCATTTAGCGTATGATAACAAAATATTTTGAATGTGAAAGTTGTGACGCAAGAGGAAAGATAGTTCTCAAGGGAGAAGACAAGGTGCTTGCTGATATTGTCTATTGTCCTGTGTGTTCTGCTGATATCTACGAAGAAGAGGAACTCGACGAGGATGAATAAATATGTTCTATGTGGACATATAAAAACATTATTGTTGAGGAATTACCAGAAGACTGCGTTGGCTTTGTTTATTTAATTACGAACAAAGCCAGCAGTCGTATGTATGTGGGTAAGAAACTATCTAAGTTTTCTAAAACTACATACAAGATGATGACACAGAAAAACGGAATCAAGAAACGAAAGAAGATCCGTAGCAAAATAGACTCCGATTGGATGGAGTACTATGGTTCGAGTTTAGAACTAAATAAAGATGTAGAGTCTCTTGGCAAAGACAACTTTGTTCGTGAGATTCTTTTCTTTTGTAAATCTAAAGCTGAATGTTCTTACATAGAAGCACGAGAACAGTTTGCACGAAAGGTGTTGGAGTCAGACGACTACTACAACGGACAGATATCTGTTCGAGTCCATGGCTCTCATATTAAAAACAAACTATGACATATTTACTTTTTGCAGTTGCACTATCATTGTCGGCACTTGCTGCGTATTACGCAGTGATGGGTCTTGTCGCAATCTTTGCTGCAGCTGTTGTACCGATTGCTCTTATGGGTTCGTTGCTTGAGGCATCGAAACTTGTAGTGGCATCATGGCTCTATCAAAACTGGAAAGAAATTCCAACATTGATGAAGTCATACTTTGTAGCTGCCTTGATAGTGTTAATGTTATTAACATCAATGGGCATTTTCGGATTCTTATCAAAGGCACATTTGGATCAAGCAATTCCTACGGGAGATGTTCAATCTAAGTTAGCATTGATTGATGAGAAGATTAAAACAGAAAAGGAAAATATCAATGCAAATCGTAAAGAACTTACTCAACTCGATGCTCAAGTGGATCAAACCATCGCAAGAACAGACGATACCAAAGGAACAGAGCGAGCCATTACCGTCCGCAGAAGCCAGCAAAAAGACAGAGCCAGAATCCTCAACGAAATCGGTACAGCGCAAGCCAAGATCGCCAAGTACAACGAAGAACGTGCCCCCATCGCCAGCGAAGTCCGTAAAGTCGAAGCCGAAGTCGGTCCAATAAAATACATTGCTGCATTGATATATGGTGACGAAAGTTCTAATGATACGAATATGCTTGAAAAAGCAGTTCGTATCGTCACTATACTAATTGTTATAGTATTTGATCCGCTGGCAGTATTATTATTAATCGCTGCTAACTGGAATCTCAAACATACTGGTACAAGAAAGTGGAATGACTTTTTTGAGAAACCACCTGTTGAAGACTTTCCAGAAAAAACAGAAGTTAGACTTAATGACGAAATAAAAGTCGATGAACCAAGCACAACTCCTGTTTTTGATCATATTACAGAACATTTATCAAAAGAACAATTAGAAACTACTATTGTTCCAGAAGAAATTAAAAAAGAAGTCAATGATTTACTAGAATCTGAACTTCCAAAAATTGAAGTAGACGAACCAACTAAAGATTGGCAACCAGAACTCTATAATAGAAAACAAGTTGGTCGATATTTAGAAGAAACTGGTCAAAAACCATCGAAGACACAATCGTTCTTGAACAAAGTCCAGAGTGTGTTTCCATCTCCAGGTGTAAAAACCATCGAAAAAGAAGTAGACGAACTGCAAGACAAAAAACCTAAATAGTAGTAATACTGCCATGGTTTAGGAGAATTGTAGTGGATCCCATAACTATTGGGCTGGCATTTGCTGCTGCCCAATCAGCGGTCAGCCACATCAAACAAGCTATAGCTCTGGGCAAAGACATAAACAGTCTAGTAGGACAATTCAGCAAGTTTTTTGAGTCTTCAGATTCAATACATCGTGAACGAATAAAGTTAAAAGCTAAGGCTAATCTACTAGGCAAAACAGATGCAGAGTTAGGTCACGAAGCCTTACAAATTGCCATGCACAGTGATGCCCTAAGGCAAGCTGAACGTGATTTAAAAGACATGCTTCTTTGGCAATTAAACAAACCAGAAATCTGGGAACGAATGATTGCTGAGCGCACTAGGCTTTTTAAGGCAAGAGCAGAAGCCCAACGTGCAGAAGAAGACAGACAAGCAGCCCATAAGAAAAAAATGGCAGACATGCTTATGCTTGGTATGTATTTTCTAGCAGGTTCTGTTGTTGTTTTCTGTATTGCCATGGTTGGTGTTGGAATTTATGGTCAGATGGAAGAAAAACGAATTTATGAGCAAAAAGTTGCTCAGAGAAATCTAGTTCTTCGTCAGCAACAAAAACAACGTGATGCTCAAGAACAGAAAGAGCGTGAAGATTACGCCAAAGGATCTAAGTAAATGTATGAGTGGGTCTTATTTTTAACATTATTAGCAAAAGAGCCTGATGTTAAAAAATGGCCAGAGTGGCAGTGTGTCCGCTGGACTTGGTCTGGTGATGTTTATGAGCGTCGTGTAGTTTGTTTAGAGTGGAAAAAGAGGGAGAATAGATGGATCCCCTAACACTCTTTGCTCTAGCCAATGGTGCTGTATCTGCGATTAAAGCTGGATGTAAATTATACAAAGATATCAAAGGCGCAGCTGGAGATATAAAGGATGTACTCAAAGATCTAGATGCGCAGTTCCATGGTATGTATGCAGAGAAAGGAAAGACACCACCACCTGCAGCAATCAAACAACTGAATGAAGAAAAGTCTAGGATAAAAGAATTAAACAAGAAAGATTCAGGTGATGTTTATTTTGATTTAGGTCAACATCTTGGTGCTTTCTTTGACAATCAAGCAAAATGTATAGCAGTATTTGAAGCAGAAGAAAAACAATCATATAATTTATACACAGGTGATGCTTCTGTAGGAAAACGTGCTCTGCAAAGAGTACTAATGAAAAAGAAACTTGAGCAGATGGAAGTTGAGTTGCGACAAGTAATGATATATCAAAGTCCACCTGAATTGGGTGCACTCTGGACAGAAGTACTACAGCAATCTAAGATAATAAATGCAAGACAGTCTGAAGCATTGAAGCGTCATATTCAGATACAAATGCAACATGATAGAGAACATGCCAAACTGGTTAAGAATTTTAAAACATTTGGTAAATGGTTTGGTATTTTTATGGGCGCATTTACTTTTTCTATGATTATACTGTGGTTTGTTGTGCAGGATAGAATAGAAAAGTACCCACATCTAGGAACTGATTTTGTTCCTAAAACTGAACAACAAAGAAGAATAGAAGCACAACCAAAAGAATATATTGGAAGATAAAATATGAAAATACTAGCGTTGTTACTGTTTAGTTTTTCTCTGGTTGCACAGGCGCAACCACAGGTTGCTGTGCCACAACCATTTACATACAACTATCAAGTAACTTGTGGTCCAGTCGTTCAACTAATAGAATTTCTTTCTAAGACACAGAAAGAAGAATTCACTTGGTCAGGTTCAGATATATCAGATGGTTCAGTCTATTCTTTATGGCAAGATACAAAAGGTAACTGGACGCTGCTAAAAAAGAATAGACAAATTGCTTGTGTCATAGGCTCTGGTACTTCTGGAACAAGAAATATATGATAAGAAAATAACTATTAAAAAGGAGAGACCATGGGAGAAGAAAATAAAAACGAAGATTGGATGCAGAAGAAGTGGCGTCCAGCCATGGGTTGGATGTACATGATTATTTGTACACTAGATATGGCTATATTCCCAGTACTGTGGAGTTTGCTACAAGTACTTACTCATCAAACAGTCACCCAATGGAATCCACTAACACTACAAGGTGCTGGTTTATTTCACTTAGCGATGGGTGCAGTTCTTGGTATTGCAGCATGGGGTCGTACTCAAGAGAAAGTTGCTGGAGCAGCAAGTAATGTAACACCAGTTGCGCCAACACTTATAGCACCAACACCAGTTCCAATGGTTCCAAGACCAATGCCATTAGCTGTAGCACCAACAGTAGACTTATTGCCAGATGATCCACAAACACGTAACACTAGAAACGATTAAGATATTATGTACCAATATAAATGTAAAATTATTAAAGTTCTTGATGGCGACACAGTTGATATAGATTTAGATTTAGGTTTTAAAATTATCCTTGCTAATCAAAGAGTGCGCTTGGCTGGAGTTGATACTCCAGAATCAAGAACTACTATTGCAGAAGAAAAGGTTCGTGGTGTAATCTCTAAAAAGAAATTAGCAGAGAAATTACCTATTGGCTCTTGGCAAATTATTGAAACTCAAAAGCCTGATAGTAACGATGATAAGTTTGGTAGAATCCTTGGTGTAATTATTCTTGAAGATGGTACTCGTGTCAATGATTGGTTAATTCAAAACAATTACGCTGTACCATACAAAGGTGAGAACAAGGACTTGACTCAGGCAGAGCATCAGGCTAATAAAAAGATTCTAATTGAGCGTGGCGAACTGAAACCATAATGAAATATAAAACGATATTCATAAGTGATGTTCACTTAGGTACTCGTGATTGCCAAGCAAATAAGTTAAATAACTTTTTAAAACATAATACTTGCGAGACTCTATATCTCGTGGGTGATATAATTGATGCTTGGAAGATCCAACAGAACAAGTGGCGATGGAAACAAAGTCACACCAATGTTGTCCGCAGAATACTTGGTCATGCCAAGCGTGGAACTAGAGTGATTTATGTTGCAGGTAATCATGATGAATTCTTAAGACCGATGATTCCTTACGGATTCTCTTTCGGTCTGATTGAAATACAAAATCAAACAGAACATGTCGGTGTAAATGGTAAACGATACCTAGTCACGCATGGTGACCTATTCGATGGTATTACTCGACTGGCACCATGGCTTGCATTTCTTGGCGATAAACTATACGATCTAGTTCTTGATTGGAATTCTCGTTTCAATTGGGTTCGTCACAAACTGGGATTTGGGTACTGGTCACTGTCTAAATACTTAAAACATAAAGTTAAAAAAGCATCTGACTTCATGTTCCAGTTTGAAAAGAATCTTGCAGCATACTGCAAGAAACGAGGGTATGATGGAGTTATCTGTGGGCATATTCATCATGCTGAAATCAAAGAGATTGATGGTGTTACATATATGAACGATGGCGACTGGGTTGAGTCATGCACTGCTCTTGTTGAACATCATGATGGACACTGGGAAATAATAACATGGACAAAGGAGACCGACCATGAAAGTACAGGAAATAATAAAGAAGATGTACCAAGCGTGCATCAGCCACGACAAGATCAAAGAAAAGAAAATGTGGTTGAAAGCATTGAAGAAATCACTAAAGCATAAACATACGCATGTCATTAAGTAGTAAAATAACAATTGTAGTTCCTTGTAAAAATGAGGAAAATTACATAGGGTGGTTGCTGTTACAACTGCGCAATCAACTGATAGGTAGTACCAGAATTATTATTGCAGATTGCTCTACTGACAATACTCGTAAAGTTATTGAATCCACCAAAGGAAGATTGAATGTTGAGATTATTGATGGTGGTCCAGTTAGTATTGCTAAGAACAATGGAGCCAAGCTGGTGACTACTCCATACATCTTGTTCATAGATGCTGATGTTCGTTTCTTTGATATCAATACTATTCGTGATGCAGTTGATGAGATGGAATCCAAAAATCTAGACTTAATCGGATTGTACGCAAAGTGCTATGATAATGACATGCGAGCAAAGATTGGATTTATGATGTTTAATTTTGTAAATAACATCATGAAACACAAAGTGCCATTTGCTGTTGGTGCTTTCATGTTAACTCGCAGAGATAAATTTGAAGAGTTTGGTGGCTTTGCTGAGAAGTATGGAACAAGCGAAGATTTCTTTTTATCTAAAAAGTACGATCCAAAGAAATTCAAGTTGATGAATCATTATTTTGGACAAGATAGTAGAAGGTTTCAAAAGATGGGGTATTTTGGTATGGCATGGTATCTTATCCAAAACTTTTGGAATAGAAACAACGATGCTTATTGGAACAGGGCAGACTACTCTAAGTACTGGAAATAGATAACCCTACGACCTGTAAGGTTATTCCCCTTCCTAAGCCCCTGTAGATACAGGGGTTTTTTATTGTCAAAAGGTGCTTGTCTTTAATTGCAATACGATGTATAATAGTTGTATGAAAAGTGAAAAAGTGAATACGTTATTGGAATGGTCTGCCACGATCGTTACAGTGGGTGCTGCAATTGCAACTGCTTTAGCTATCGATCCGCTGAACATCTACTTGTTCAATCTAGGTTCCATCCTTTGGTTGATCTGGGCAGTTAGAATCAAACGTGCAAGTTTGGTCGTTGTCAATGTGGGTTTGTTGGTAGTTTATGTTTATGGTTTTATTGTGAGGGTAATATGAAGGGTTCAATCCGTGCTTTCGTCGGTTTTATGCTGGTTTTTGGTGCTGTTGGTGCTTTGGATCACGATCCAAGTGCTAGCGTTTTTACTGCGACAATGGTGGCTCTTGCTGGGCTTGCTGTTATGTACAGTGGTGTTCGTGCTATGACTGGAGTGAAATAATGGGTGCAATGAAAAATGTAGTGTTTGCTATCGAAGAAGCCATCGAAGATGGACTCTTGTCCTTCCCTGAGATTGCTACCAAATTTGGTATGACTCTGGCTGATGTTTGTCTTATCTCTGAAGAGTTGGACAAACAGTACGAACATCAATCTATGATGTATGAGGCAGAATATGACTGATACGCTAGTGACTGATACATATGACGTACGACATGGTGGACCATTTGATCGTGGTAGAGCAGATTCTTACTACCATCGTGGATACAGACCACACTACTACGTTGGTGATACTTTAAATAGCCCTCTTGTGGACGTGAGTGAAATGACAATTGCAGAAGTCGCTGCATATGACGCAGGGTTTCAGTGGAATGAAAAATACGGTGATAAAAAAGATTGGGGTTGATATGAATAAGTTTGCAGTAATGAAACACAAGAATGCAATCGATAGTGAGATACTGTTGATTACGCAGGAAGAATGTGCCGAGGTAACACAGGCTATTAGCAAGGTGTTTCGGTTTGGTATGGACGATGAATATAAAGGTCAGACGAATCGAGAACATCTGGAGGAAGAACTAGGTGATCTGATGTGCATGATTGAATTGCTTATCGAGAATGGTATCGTCAGCGAAGCTGCACTGCTAACTGCAAAGAACGAAAAGTTGAACAAGCTGATGACATGGTCCAATATTTTTAAGGATGCAGCATGATTCAAATTGAAAACCTAACTGAATATCAAGTTGAGATGCTTGATCATATGTGGTCACTAGATTCTCTGGAAGAATTCGAGGAATGGTATGCTCTATTGGATGAGGAAGACCAACTACTTGCAGACAACCTGCAACAAATGATTGTTCTTGCAGAAATGGATAATTTAATTGGTGACTGCAAAGATGCAAAACAACTATTAAAGAAATTTGCCTTGTAAGGAAAGATCGTGTATAATAAGACAATGAAACCTAGAAATCTAATAGCAAAAGATTTACGCACTCCAAAATATCGCATGCGAAAAGTGGAGAGCAAGGTTCAGTACATTCGTCAACCAAAACATAGAAAGGCAGACCATGGACTTGGAGTATGAACTTTACCGAGAAGGTTTAACAAGATCAATTAAAATCAAAAATCATAATGTGGGTGCCACTTATGAGACGATTGAATTTACAATCAAAAACAAGCTAGTTGATGAATCTGGCAAAGTTATAATTGATAATGGACACACGTGTTTCTTTGAACCTAAAGAATTTAAAGAATTTTTTGAACCGATAGTTAATGAATTGAAAGTGAGATTAGATAATGTCAATGCAGACAATATTCAAGACCGATAAAGAATTTGAAGAGTTTAAAACATGGACACTAGGAGTTCTACACGATGACAACATCAAAGATCTGTGCGTTACTTTCACCAAAAAAGATGGCACCGAAAGAGCCATGCAATGTACCCTTGTTGAAGGCAGAATCCCAACCGATAAGATTCCGAAAAGCACAGGGGCATCTAGCAAGGCTGATGGATCCACAGTTCGGGTCTTTGACACAGAAAAATCCGAGTGGAGATCTTTCCGCTGGGAATCAGTAACTAAAGTGGGGTTTACACTATGAAGATTTTATTTGTAGTAGCAGTGATATTGATATTGCTAGTTTTATTCCCACTAGCAACTATTTGGTCTTTAAATATATTATTTCCAGCATTGGCAATCCCAGTCACATTTGAAACTTGGGTGGCAACAGTCATTCTTGGTGGTGTAGTTGGTGGAACTAATGGTGTATCATTTGGGAGCAAGAAATGAATTACGCATTAACACCCGAACAGAAAAAAGATTTGCAAGGTGCTATTCAAGAGATTAGCAATTCAATGCTACGCACTGAAGCAGAGCGAGATCTTATTCGAGAAATCGTTAAAGAAAAATCTGATACATTGCAAATTCCTAAGAAAGTTATTTCCAAGATTGCAAAGACCTATCATAAGCAGAATCTCGCACAAGAAGTTGCAGACCACGAGGATTTTGTGGAACTATACGAGAAAATTACTTCAAAATAGTGCTTGTCTTTAATTGCGAATTGCGGTATAATAGATCTATATTATGGAGAAAAACATGGCAGTGACAGCAAAACGCAGAGCAAAGAATCAAGCAATCTTAGCATCACAGAAGAAGTTTGAGCCAACGATCGACCAGCTGGACTACCAAGTTAGTCTGAGTCGTGCGTTGACTTACTACTCAGTACAAACTGGTGCCAAGGAACAACGACTATTTGCACTTGAGTTCTTCTCTAAGAAAGAACCAAAGATCGCAAAGCAGTTGAAGAAACTTCCTGACCACAAATTTCAGACATTTGGTTCATTGTGTCGTCTCATGTCAAATGAGCAGACTGATATCAAACAATTGACTGAGTTCAGCCCATTCTTCACCACTAAGTTAAAAGAGTTGCTGGCAGATGCTAACAAAATTGTCGAACAAGTGGAAGTTGCAAAAGAAACAACACCTGTAGTCAGCATCCAAGAACGCATGGAAGAAAAAGCACATGATCTTGCTGGAGAAATTGAAGGCGAAATTGATGAATTTATTCTCAGTGGATGCAAGAGTACATTTTCAACAAAGAATTACCTTCTTTCTAATCAAGTGGCTGGACCCATTGCTAAACGCATCGGAGAATTATTTGTGGGTAGTGCCCAAGAGATTCGTGAAGCACTTGAAGGAGAAGATGAACAACTGGTAGAAGGTTACTCGCATCTCACTAAACGAGAGCTAAAGAAGTTTGCTGAGTTCTTGGAAGGTATTATTACTGACTGCCAACAACAAGTACAGACTGCCAAAGCGAATCGTGCTCCACGTAAACGCAAACCACAACCACCTGTCAAGATCGTTGCTAAGATGAAGTACCTGAAAGAATTTGCTGACTTCAATCTCAAATCAATCAAGCCAGAGACCATTGTTGGTTCATCTGAAGTTTGGGTGTACAATACAAAGTATCGTAAGGTTACTGTTTACAAAGCAATCAATGATGTGCTCACAGTCAAAGGTACTACACTTATCGGATTCGACATTAAAGAATCTAAGACACTGATGTTACGTAAGCCAGAAGAGTTCTTCAAAGGACTTGCTCTTGGTAAACGAGCATTGAATAACGCAATGAAGACATTGACCACTAAAGCAACTGTACCAAATGGTCGTGTCAATGAAGAATGTATTTTACTTGGAGCATTTTGATGGCTTACATGGAAGTTGAAATTAACTTAGAAGATTTTTCTGATGAAGAGTTGATTGAAGAAATCAAACATCGCAAGATTGAAGGCACTGGTATTGTACATGAATTAGAAGAACAGATTACATCTATCTGGATGAAGCGTCGTCTTGGAAAAGACTATCAGAAAGAAATAGATGAGTTAATTTATAATACCATTGGAAAACTTATATGATTTTAGTTGATTATAGTCAGGTAGCACTTGCAGGTATTCTAACTTTTCAGCGAGAGTTGAAAGGTGCAGAGTCTGAGGTAAAGAATCTTATTCGTCATGTTACCTTGTCCACTCTTAAATCATACAAGAAAAAGTATGGTAAAGAATATGGAGAGATGGTTATCTGTTGTGATGGTCGTAAGTACTGGCGCAAGGAATTCTTTGAGTTCTATAAAGGTATGCGCAAAAGTAATCGTGATAAGTCAGATCTAAACTGGAGTTTGATCTTTGATACTTTATCTGAGATGCGTACTGATCTTGCAGCACACTTTCCTTATCGTGTGTTGCATGTAGATCGTGCAGAAGCAGATGACATCATTGCAGTTATGGTTAAGTATCTGCAAGAGAATCTTCTAGTTCAACAAGGACTAGTAGAGGATCCACAGAAAGTATTGATTCTGTCATCGGATAAAGACTTCAAACAGTTACAATTGTTTAGCAATGTAAAGCAGTGGTCTCCAATGCAGAGGAAATACATTACTGCTTCTAATAAAGAAATCATTGAGCACAAGATAGAGCATATCGTTAAGGGAGATACTGGTGACGGAGTGCCAAACATCCTGAGTAAAGACGATGTATTCATGAAAGGTGAACGACAAAAGCCAATGAGTGCTAAACGACTCCAAGAGTTCTTTGACAATGGATTCCTTGCATGTAAGAACGATGAAGAACGACGCAACTGGCATCGCAATTCTACTCTTGTTGACTTTGATCATATTCCTGCAGATGTTTCAGAAGACATTATCAAAGCGTACATAAATACACAACCAAGTGGTGATAAGATGACTATCATGAACTATTTGATTGAGCATCGTTGCCGTTTACTATTAGACGAACTAGAGGATTTTTAATGAAACAATATTTGACCGAGATTCTTAAAGAGATCAATGATGATCCAAAGACAATTGAGAAACATAAAGATGAATTTTTATTGAAAGTATTGTTTGCTCATAACTTCTTGCCATCGCATAAGATGCTACTGCCTGAAGGTGAACCACCATTTAAACCTGCTGATCAACCAATTGGAATGTGTGACACAAACTTATTTCTTGAATCAAAGAAAATGTATGTGTTCATCCGTCAAGATCTAAAGCCACTCAAACGAGAAGGATTGTTTATTGGTCTGTTGGAAGGTATCCATCCTACTGAAGCTGCAATTCTTATCGCAGTTAAAGATCAGAAGTTGCAGAAGATGTATCCAAAGATTACATGGAAACTTGTATCAGATGCAGGTATCATCCCAGCTGTTGCTCAATGGAAAGAGAAACTGGCAGCAAAATGAAACAAAAATGGGTCAGCGCATTCATGGACACAGCGGAGAGATTCGCCCAGTTGTCTAGTGCAGTTAGATTGCAGGTTGGTGCAGTTGTCGTAAAAGACAATCGTATCATCTCAATCGGATATAATGGTATGCCGTCTGGATGGACAAACGAATGCGAAGAGGTCGTTGAGATTCATGAAGATGGTGGAGTGGTCACTAAGACAAAAGACGAAGTGATTCATGCAGAAGCCAATGCAATCTCTAAACTAGCAAAGAGTGGAGATAGTGGTGATAAAGCCACTATGTTTATTACACATGCTCCTTGTGTGCACTGTGCTAAACTAATCTATGGTGCAGGCATAAGTAATATTTACTACAGAAATTTTTATAGAGATGACGCTGGTATAGACTTTTTAAATAAATGCAATATTGAAGTTCTCAAAATAAATTAATGAAGCATATAAAAATAATTGAAGATAATTTGGACGTTTCTTCCATATGTGAGGAAGTAGTTATTACAAATTCAATTAACTGGAAACGAAACCATGATCTAGTTAAGTCTGGTAAAATTCACTGTGAACCAACCAGATCTGCTCATGAAAAGGATATTTTTTTAGTCTCTGGATCATACAAAATTGGAAAGCCTGAAGAGGAACATTCTTATGAAGACTGGGATAGACTTAGTCAAATTTATGATAGTCCACTAGTAGAGTTTAGAAAAACAGAATTATTTCAAGACTATCCATTGTTATTAGAACGTCTTTCTTCTAAATTCCCATGTTTGAAAACAGAATTGGTAAGAATTATAATAACTAAGTTGTATCCTGGAGATAAAGTACAAAAACACTATGACTTTGGTAGAAAATATCGGAAAAATAGATTTCATTTTTCTATTCAAGGTACATACAAATATTATGTTGCAGATGAAGAAGTAACAATAACACCTGGAACATTGTTTTGGTTTGATAATAAACAATTACATTGGGCAGAAAATATCGGAGATGATGATAGAATTTCTGTTATATTCGACATAGATCCAAATCACTGTAAGGATTTAAATTTACCACTAAATCATTATAGATATGTAGACAATGTAGAAACTGGTGGTATTTACTTTTCTAAAAATATAGATGGTAATCAAAATCTATATTTACATGAAAAACAAATAGTGCTTGACATTAATTCATAAATAGTGTATAATAGATCTATGAAAACTTGGAAAGGGTTACAAATGAAAAAGATCACATCGTTAGTTGTAGCATCAGTTATTGCAGTTTGTAGTTATGCGCCAGCAGCACATGCTTGGGGTGCAAGAGAACAAGGTATCCTTACTGGAGTTGCAGGTCTTTGGGTGTATCAGCAATTAGCTAAACCACCTGTTGTCGTTTATCAACAACCACCAGTTTATATTCCACAGCATCCAGCACCAGTTTATGTTCCACAACCACAAGTTGTGTATGTATATCCTACTACTGCACCAGTGGTTCAGTTTCCAAATACTGTTTGCGAATTGCGTAGTGAATATGTAAATGGTCAAGTTGTTACTGGTAATTTTTGTTATCAGCGTTAATTTTTCCTATATAAATAATAACCTTACGAAGTGTAAGGTTATTTAAATAAAGTTTGACTTTAAACCGAAAGAAGAATAGAATTCAATCATGAACTCGAAAATGATATCCAAACAGATGCAAAGACATCTCCCGCTATTAAGTGGCTGGACATGCTCACGCACATCATTTGGATATAATGCGATTGAGGATAACGAGGGTTTGGATAAGAAGTAACTGACACCAGTCTACTTACCCAAACCCTCTGAGATGAAAATCCAGAGGGTTTTTTGTTTTATAGCCATCGTGCTAGTAACATTGTTCTTTTACAATTCAGGATTCTGTTGGGGGTTAGTGTAGCGGTAACACTACAGACTTTGACTCTGTCATCACTGGTTCGATCCCAGTACCCTCTGCCATATAAAAACACATTTCAGCAGGATAGCCTGTGATGAATAGTTTCTGTTTAGTACAGTATTCGAAGTGTGTTTCTATATGGGAGTATAACTTAATGGTAAAGTAGTAGGCTTTTAACCTATTAATCAGAGTTCAATTCTCTGTGCTCCTACCAGTTTATGGTGTTGTTAGTTTAGTGGTAAAACTACGGATTGTGATTCCGTCATCATGAGTTCAATTCTCATACGACACCCCAATTTTTATGCCGAGATAGCTCAGTTGGTAGAGCACCTGTTTGAAGCACAGGGTGTGGGCGGTTCGATCCCGTCTCTCGGTACCAGATATTCCCGATTAGCTCAGCGGTAGAGCACTCGCTTGATAAGCGATAGGTCAGTGATTCGAATTCACTATTGGGAACCAAGTTTTAGCCCTATTAGTATAATGGTATTACACCTGTTTTGTAATCAG